AATTCCTTTCGGGTATTGTCTGCCATATTTTCGATACTAAAACAGGTACTCTTAAGAGTAGTGCTCCCTTGGACGCTATCACTAGCGTCCGACAGGTTTGCTACTTCTTTAAGAAGTTTCTACCAGCTGACGAGCGAGCGTCTAAACTCGCTCTTCATGCTATTAGGAGCTTCGAGAGTACCGATAGTGAGATACGAGATGTTGATATGTCTCGAATTTCACGATTCGGACTTGTTTGCTCATTTGTCCTTCCTGGACTTGATGAAGTCCAGGACTTCAAATGCAAACATGGCCCTGGTGCTGTCTTGGAGGGATATACGACAAACCAGAAGTGGTCTGAAGTATATCACGGTCTACTTGATTATGACCGAAGACTCTGCCTCGTAGGGTACGATCTTCCAGCATCGTTGCTGGCTGACCGATACTATGATGCAGATGATCCCCAAGACGACTCATCGAGCGCTTGCGCAAGACTCGTGACAGTTCCTAAAAGCTGTACAGCTTTAAGAACGATTACGGTCGAACCATGTCTGAACCAGTTTGTTCAGCAGGGGTTGAACGAAACACTTCGCGATCACATTGCGAAGGATTACGTTCTTCGACATTGTCTTACGCTTGACTCTCAAACGCCGAATCAAGTATTGGCGGTTGAGGGCTCCCTCGACGGCAGCTGGTGTACGATTGACTTGTCGTCTGCTAGCGATCGTCTTTCTTTACAGGTTGTAAAGGAGGCCTTTCGCTGCAGGCCGCGCTTCCTTGAAGCGCTTCTTGCAAGCCGTACGCCCATGGTGAAACTCGGTACTGATACCGAGTTGGCCATGAAGAAGTATGCCGGTATGGGTAACGCTACGACCTTCCCGGTGCAATCTGTGGTATTCGCCTGTTTGGCTATTACCGCAATTACACAGTCAGAAAAGCATCTGACAAGTGAGAAGGTTCGTAACGCCGCTCGATGTGTTCGCGTTTTCGGTGATGATATCATCGTAAAACGTGAACACTATCAGGACGTTGCTGACTGGATCAACTATCTTGGTCTTAAGATCAACCAAGATAAGACTTTTTCTGTTGGTAACTTCAGAGAAAGTTGTGGCGTTGATGCTTACAAGGGTAACGATGTTACTCCTGTATATCTTCGCTACGATCCAGATCTAGCCTCTACTGACCCGAG